CTACTTTTGACATTCCACCACGATTGTTTCTAACCCAACCCTTTGCCTTCAATCGCTTTTCACGTTCGGCTTGTGCTGCAGCTTTTTTATCAGCATCATGCTTCCTCTTTGCAGCACCCTTAAACATTCGACCATGTGCTTTCCGAGATTCAGGAGACATTGCTTCAGACAAAAGATCTCTAACCTTTTTCATGAATTATCCCTCTAAGCTTTCAAAGACTCGGTCAACGATAGCATCTAATTCTTCTTCGTCCATTTCAAGGATAGATTCACCATAAGCTTGAATTACGATATCAGCAATATCTTCTTCTAAGAAAGATTCATTCTTCTTAGCCTTAGCAGCTGCAATGCGCTCTTTAGCTTTCTTTAATCTCTCACGATCTTGATTTTTCTTTTCTGCTTTAGCTGCTTTCTTTTCAGCCGCATCAGCTCGACCAGAGGTGGACATTCTTTTGGCAGCCTTTTTGATTCCCTTGCCAATACCCTTTGCGATCTTACCGATTAATTCATCGAGTTGCTGTTCATCGAGTTCAGAAATATCATAGTTTTCAAGGATCTCTTCCTCGATAGCATCCCAATCTTCATTCTTTACGGTATAAGCTTGATCATAAGCTGCTTTATCAGCACCATCTGTGTAATCAGCTAAACGCTTCTTTTTCTTAGTCTTTGGCTTAATATCATCCCCGTGACCTTCGGGATCAAGTACCTCAACGGAATGCTGATCCTTAAATCTCTTTTCTTCAGGAGATTTTGGCTGGTCCATTTCAGCTAGTAAACTCTTAAAGGTTTTCATATTTCTGGTCCTTAAGTTACAATTTAAATTTCGTCTTCGTCAGGATACAATTCTTTTTCTGCTTCGATTTGATCCCGTATTTCTTCGAACTCTTCTTCGCTCATTTGAAGAACATTACGGATAACCCACTCACGAGAGTAGTAAACACCAACTGTTTCTTCCATCTCTCTCAAAGTGTTCATACGCTCTCTGAGAATTTCTGCTTCTTTAAGTTCTTCAAAATAATTGTCTTTAATAAAGTCATAACGAATTTGATTTCTAATTTGATCAAACTCTTCCGGCGTCATTACACCTTTAAGTACAAGTTGCTTCTCAAGTATTTCACTAAAGATCCAAGAAAATCTTGATCTCAGTCTTCGAATGAATTTACTAAACTTCAACTCGTCTCTTGTAATTTCTGAGACTCGACCAAACGAAACCATTGTTTCTGGTTCCAAACGAGTCAAAGGTACTCTCAGCGCTTTATATAATTTACGTTGAAAGTACTGTAAGTTTTCATCTGTACTCAAGCCCTGTGCACTACCACCGGCGAGTGTATCGACTTCTGTGGATCTCTCGCCACCTCGGCGAGGGAACCAAAAATCTTCTGTCATCGTCATCATCTTACGAGAATCAGTAATCTCACCAGTCGATGCATTGTATTGTAACTTGTTTTTATGGCGAACCATCATATCTCGAAGATATTGTTCTGCCTTGTTTTTTGGCAAGTTACCTACATCAATATAAAAAATACGTCTCTCTGGTGCTCGCGTTAATGTATAAATGACAGTTGCGTCTTCTAACATCCTCAACTGATTGAGAGGCTTGATAGAAGGATGCAAATACGAAAGGACTAACGAATTATTTTCATTCATTAGTCCTGATGTAACTCTGGCAATCGAGTCTTTTGCGATTCTATAACCAGTCGAAGAATCACCTGGGCCATTGCCGAACCCGTTATCCGAATACAAATAGTATTCGTTTTTAATTTTCTTTGTGGGCATGCCAGACCATTCGTCTTTGCCCTTTTTATCTACTTCGCGAATGAGCTTAATTTTTCTCGGATCAATATAGCGAAGTTCTGCAATACCTTTCTTTAAATTGTCGTCGTCGATAATAATGTGATAATTGAGTCTACCATCTACATAGAACTTACTAAAAATATCATATGCAGTATTAGTAAAATCAAGTAAACCTAGAACTTCAACAAACTCATCTGAAATTGCTTTCTTTACTTTGTCTGGAAGCTCAGTATCATCTAAGACAATATCAACAACTTTATCGTGTGTATCAACACTAATTGCTTCGTTAATAACTTCATCGATTGCCTGAGCAATTTCAGGCTGCATTGCCATACCACGATACTTAGTGACGAGTTGGGACTCAGTTTTTGCTGAGCCCTCCAAGTCAATCAGTGTATTGTAAAATCCACCCAGCGCGCTGCCAACGGTAATCGCGCCGTCATCATTTAACGGCTCGGCGAAGGAGACCGGTACTTCATTGGCCTCCTCCTCTTGCCGCTTGATCTCAAAACCAAAGATCTTCATAATTTAAAATCCTTCACTCAACATTAATTAGGTTGTTGGAATGCCGGTAACGCCTTCAACTCTCCAAAAATCATACGAGAATGTAACTCCGAATTCCTCAATAGCATCGACAGTACCCCAATCCATTTCGATCTGATCAATAGAAACTGGGAACATGCCTTCGAAAACATAAGATCTAAGTGGATCACCATCTTTGCTGAACTGCGTGATGATAGCATTTGACTTGTAATCTTGAGGAAGCGCTCTAACGTTGCTATCGTGTGAATTGATAGCATTAGACCAAGCTTCCATAGCATTTCTTACAGCAAAATCTTCATCGTTGATTACAGTGATTGTCCAATCTTCGAATGTTCGATCACCTGCGTACTTAACCTGACGGCCAAAGTAGGGCACCTCATATTGCCCTACTGTTGAGCCAGGAATACCAGCCGCTCGCACCATGAATGGAACTTTGAAGTCGGCGGCTGGATCGACAGGGTTTAGAATCTGAACTTGGAAAAGAGTTGGACGAGCACCACCGCCTACAAGCTGCGATTTAAACTCGTTGATGTTAAAACTCATATTCGTGTTCTCCTTTTAATTTTATTTATTATGTAAGCGCGCCAACAATCTCTTCAAACTCTACACCAGATCTCGTAGCCACGAACGTAAGTTCGATAACGTTAATCGAGCGTGCAGGCTTAATAAAGATATTTGCTCTGAACTTATTCTGATCAATCACTGTAGGAGTGTTCACCGTAGCGTCAGAGACTACCCTGAAGTCAATGATACCACGTCTACCCTGAATGTCTCTCAAGAATGGTTCTACAATGTTTCTGAATTGTGTCTGAGTAAATTCATCATTCAACTCGAACAAGAAAGATTGTGCAGCGTTAGCAATTGCTTTTTCGACTGCAATAAACAATCTTCGAACATTGATTCTATCGAATGCACTGTTGCCACCCAAGCCTGTCTTATCACCGAAGAGAACAATACCTTGCCCAACTTGCGACATAACTGGGTTAATATCTGAGCTGTACAATTGGTCTCTTTGTGCTTTATTAGGATTGAAAGCAAGCTTCACAACATTCTTTACAACACCCTTTCTAAATCCTGCCGGAGACTCGTAAGGCTCGACTCGAGAAGCCAAACCTGCCATATCACCGTTCAGAGGAACATAGCGATAAGTATCATTGTACTTGTCGTAACGATACTTGTATCCACTATCCATGAACCAATAAGAAGAATTTTGAAGTCTGTTTCGATATGCGATAACGTTTGTCATCTTAGCATTTGTTCTCAACTCATCTACAACAGCTTCTTTAGAAGGAGAAACGAAAGCTACGCAATCTTTTCTATAATCTGTAATGTTTGAGATGATGTAGTTTGCAAGGTTACCGCTATTATCGCCTTTACCCTGCAGGACAAATGAGATGTCAATTTCGTTAGAGTTCTTAAAGAGGTCATAACCACCTGCAAGAGCAGAAAGTGTTGCACCAGATTCAGAAGTTCCTTCGGCACCACCAGCGAGTGTTTCGTATGTAGATGCGGATTGAGCTTCAAAATGTACGGTATTTGCAACCTTAACCCATGCAGAGAAGTTTTCAATGACGTCTTTGTAATAGTTTGTTCTACCATCCGGTAATGTAGCACCGACAGTAGTTGATACATTATCGTAAATTTCAACTGCTGAACCTACTGATCCTGTAACATCACCAGTTGCATCGATGACCGCAACATGATAGTTACCCGTATCTGGTGCTTTTCCAAATAGACTTGAATGCTTCCACTTGACATTGATCTTCAAGTTGTTTGCTTCGGTCTCTGAAAGAGCATATTTTGTCGATGTAGTAAACGTATACGTATAAGTTGACGTTACAATGTTTGTATTAGCAGATGGATCGAGATCTTTCTGATTACCTACTCGAGTAGCAGAAGTAATTGGAAGCTCTTGATAACCTACGGAGTCGTTACCGACAACAAGAATATCTCCAACCATACCATCTACATTAAACACTTCTGCTGCTGTGTTTCCGCTTGTAGTCCACTCAAACGTCTGAGTGTTGAAAGCAAAAACTTGATCAACTTGAGGGTTGCTGTCTGGTACTGTAG